AAGACTAGCCAGATTATCTGGACTATAAATTGATAAAGCTAAACTAGAACTTTCGTTCATCATTGTTTCATTTAAAATAACTCCAACTTTATCTGCAAGTGCTTTTGCTTGGTCAAATGTTCTATAAGATTTTAAACCTAATCTTAAAGTTTTCATTTTGCCCTCAACGTAAGAATACATCTCTTGATGTTCTTTAATTACATTGTCTGCTGATTGATTATACATCTTAAAAAAGTTTAATGTGTTTTCATCAACTTTGTATTGTCTTGAGTGACAATAACTAGAACCAATAGTCCAAAGTTTAAAATCACTTTCCCACTTGGCAACAGGTTTAGTTATAGATTTATCTTCATTAGATGAATTACTAAAACCCAAATAAGTATTTACTGCGCTTTCATCATTGTAATACTTTGGATTTCTTTTTGAGTAGTCATCATTGATTGATAATTGAAAGTCAGGATTTAATCCTTTTGCTTTCAACTCATCTCGGTAATATGCTCTCGCAAAATTTTTACCCATATCAAATCTAACGTGGACTTCATCTTTTGCTTCATACTCTCTGCCCTCATCGTCAACTTTAGTTATATCTCTTTCAACATAAAAACAATTATCTTCATACAATTCGCCACCTGCTCTATTGTATTTTTTTATCATTGATCTGATTGTATCAACATCTTCTTGTGGTTGATGATATCTTACAACCTGATTGATTTTTTCTTTTGCCTTTTCACGCATAAGATCATATTGTTCTTTTGCTTGAACCAATTTATCTTTTACTTTATCTTCGTAAAAAGACTGAAATTGATCTGCAATAACTTTTCGCTTTTCTGCGTTAAGTGTTATCTTTCGTTCTTTAGTCATTTTTGCCTTTCTGTTAATAATTTATTTTTAACACTTGACAATAGGATAGTCAAGTATTATATTGGATTTAATAAATTAGTCTGAAAAGTGCTTAATTGTGCTACACCTAGGTTCTAATTTATTGGGACAACTTCTGGTTGTAGTTTGGGTTTTACCTCCCCAGTTTTCTACAACTAGAACTGATCCCTGGTCCATTGATGACATTAAATTGTGCACAGCTACAATGGACCTGGGATCAGAACTAGTATAGGGCGCCTGGACATTTCTGGGCTATATTATGGGTCGAGTGTCAAGCAAGACAGTGCAGGGGTGTAGCTATGGACCTGCAACGCCCATTAGCCACTAGTACTGATCCCTGGACATATGGCAGGGTTATTCCTGTTAAGCCCTGGTGCACCGGTAAACAATTGCCGCTGGGCTTCAA